CCGCGGCGAGAGCGGGGGGCGGCCACAAGGGCCGCCCCTACGGTCGTGCGCCCAACCCGCAGCGTGGCAATGAGAAGCGCGGAGCGCCCGGGAGCAGGCGGGCCGATGTGGGCAGAAGGTGAATTGCCCCAAGGGGGCAAGAGAGACCGCCCTGGGGCATCGGCCCCTACGGCCGTGGAGCCAACCCGGAGTGTGACACGGAGAGGCATGGACACAAACGAAAACGCCGCCCCCGGAAGGGGGCGGCGGAGGGGCTATACCTTGGGCGGGATGCAGGCCCACACGGCCCACGCGATACAGGCCAGGGCGAGGGGCAGAAAGACGGCCTGGTATCCAGGGCCAAGGAAAGGGGCAAGGGTGAAGGAGGATACGAGCATGCCTGCCGCAACCAGCCAGACCAGCCACAGCAGGCCGCGGCTGGTCGCCCGGAACCGGTAGGAGAAGGTATTCATGCGGGCGTTGAGCGCCTCCAGCTCGGCGGTCTTTTCGTTCAACTGGCGCTCCAGCCCGGCGAGGAAAGCGCCCTCCGGCGCGCCTGCGTCGGCATCCCGCTGGGAGTAGGGGCCAATGGATACAACGGCGTCCAAAAGGGTGTCAAGCTCTGCTGCAAGCTGCGCGCGGCGTTCCTCCGGCGTCATGGAAGCCCCCCTTTCTATTTGCAGTTCGATTATAGCATACCAGGCAGGAAAGTCAACAGGAGGTGAGGATATGGCGGAGGAAGTGGGCATTGTCATGACACTGTACGACCGGGTGAGCCCAACGCTGAAAAGCATTGCCGGGAGCAGCAGGGCGTTTGACAAGAGCCTGGATGAGCTGGAGGCCAGCCTGAAGGCGTATGACAAGGCACAGACCGAGCTGGTCGGCCACTCCGCAAATCTGAAAAAGGCGATCGCCGAGACGGATGTAAAGGTCAGGGAGGCCCAGAAGAGCTACCGCAAGCTGAAGGACGAGACCAGCAAGGGCGCGCTGGACGACGCCATTGACGAGCAGGCCAGGCTGCGGCGGGAGCTCAGCGACACCGAGACGGCCATCAAGGAGAACAGCGCGGCCTATCAAGAGCTCTACAAGCAGGCGCGGAACGCGGCCTCGGCCATCAGCAAGGTCGACAACCGGGCGGGGGCGGGAGGAGGCGCTGACGGCAGTGGCGCATCCATGCTGGCCGCCTTGGGCAAGGCGGGGCTGCTCCAGATGGCCGGAGACGCCGCCCAGGAGGTGGCCAATACGCTGATCGGCTCGGCCTTCGGGGACGATGCGGGCGGCATACTCTCCTCCGGCCTGTCCGGGGCAATCTCCGGCGCGGCCATCGGCAGTATTGTCCCAGGGCTCGGCACGGCGGTGGGTGCGGCCATCGGCGGCGCCCTGGGGCTGATTACCGGCGGCGCACAGGCGTTTCAGAACAAGGATGAAGCCTTCAAGAGCTACGTGCAGGAGGCGGCGGAGGGGCAGCTCTCCGCCCAGGAGGAGGCCGTCGCCTCCGGTTCCTCCATTGCGGGCGGGCGGGAACAGAAGCAGATGGCCTTCACTACCCTGCTAGGCTCGGAGGAGGCCGCGGCGGCCTTCCTGGCCGACGTGCAGGACATGGCCGCCATGACCAACTACACCTACGACGAGATCACGGGGTACGCCAAGAGCCTGGTCAAGCCCTTCAGGGCGGACAAGTCCCTGGATATCCTCACCACCCTGTCGGATGCGTCCGCCGCCCTCTCCCTCAACGAGAGCGACAACGCGGTGCTCATCGCGGGCCTGAGCCGCATGAAGCTGACGGACAAGACCACCCAGGAATACCTCAACTACTTCTCCGAGCGGGGCATCGACGTATACGAGGCCCTGAGCAAGTGGGGCGACGCCGCCGCGGTGGCGGAGAAGGTGACCCGCGGGGAGATCAGGGGCTCCGAGGCTGTGGAGGAGATCCTCGCCTACATGCAGGAGCAGTACGGCGGCCTGTCGGAGCAGATGGCGGGCACCTACGCGGGCATGGTGGACAACCTGGCCGACGCGGAGGCCAACGCGGAGGCGGCCTACGGCGAGGGCTACAATGAGAAGCGGAAAGAGGGCATCCAGGCTCAGATGGACTGGCTGAACAGCGGCGTCATGGACGAGGCCAACCGGGCCATCGGCGCCTGGCAGGCCGAGCTGGAGAACACGAAGGAGCAGTACCAGCGGGAGGCCGTGGAGCTCATGATGGAGACCAAGGAATATCAACAGGCCCAGGCCGAGGGAGACGCCGCCGAGATGGGACGGCTGATCATGCAGGCCAAGGTGCAGGGCATGAACGAGTACAACGCATCGAAGGGGGCTCAACTGGCGCTGGAGTCGGAGCTGGCCCTGGCGGCCGCCATCCGGGACGATGCCAGATCCGATCAGGCGTATTGGGACGCCGGATACCGCAAGAGCCAGGAGTACAGCAAGGGTCTGGCGGCGGGAATGGCATCGGCACTGGTGGGGACCGGGTCGGAGACTACCACCGGACTGTCCGTGGAGGAGCGGCGGTACGGCAACTGGCGGCGGGGCGGCTACTACGACGAGGACGGCGTATGGCGTTCGCACGCCGCCGGGCTGGAGCGGGTGCCCTACGACGGGTACGCCGCCCTGCTCCACGAGGGGGAACGGGTGCTCACTGCCCGGGAGGCCCGGCAGGCCGACCAGGGCGGCGGGGCGCAGGTGACTATCACCGGCAACACCTTCCAGGTGCGCCAGGAGAGCGACATCGACGCCATCGCGGAGGCCCTCTACCGGAGGCTCCGGCTGGCACAGATGGGAGGGGTGCGGTAGTGCTGCGGCTGATTACCTTCCTGGAGGAGGCGGCCGGTGTGGAGCTGGTGCTGCCCGTCACCCCATCCAGCTACCAGTGGGCCCATGAGGCCGCCATCGAGACGGTGACGGTGGACCAACTGGGGGATCTCAACTTTTTCGGCGGGAAAAGGATGGGGAGCACCACCCTGCACGACTGCCTTCTGCCCGCCCAGGCGTATCCGTTTCTGTCGCCGGGGGCGGGGACAAACCCCTGGCTCTACCTGGAGCAGTTGGAGCGGTGGGTGGACAGGGGGACGGTGGTGCGGTGGCTGGTGAGCGGCACGCCGGTCAACGCCGCGGTGCTGCTGGAGGGGGTGACCTACCGGGAGCAGGACGGCACCAACGACCTGTACGCCGACATCACCCTGCGCCAGTACACCCGGCCGGAGACGCCGGTGCTGCCCGCGGAGCCGTCCGCCTCCGGCGCGGGGACGGCGGCCAGCCGGGACAGCGCCACCGGCACGGCCACGGCCAAGACCTGCACGGTGGCCAGCGGTGACACCCTGTGGGGCATCTGCCGCCGGTACTATGGGGACGGCTCCCTGGCCTGGCGGGCGGGCGCCGCCAACGGCATCGCCAACGCCAACCTGATCCGCCCCGGTCAGGTGCTCACCATCCCGCCGCTGGCCCAGCTCCCGGCGGCCGCGGCCAGGCCGCCGTCGGCGAAGATCGCGGCCGCCACCAAGGTGCGGGAGGTGAAAGAAGAGGAGAGCGGAACGGCGCGCCTTGTGCCCTGGGTGCCGGAGAACACGGTGAAGAGCCTGGCGGATCTGGAGCTGGATAAAATCGCGTCGGGAGGTGGCCTATGGCAGAGTACCAGGTGGTGATCGTCAGCCCCCAGGGGGAGACCTGGGACGTGACGGAGCGGGTGAGCACCCTCACCTGGTCGGGCAGCATCAAGCGGGTGTCCCGCTCCGTGGAGGCCGTCATGGCCACGCCCAACGACGGGAGCCTGCCCGAGCTGCCCTGCGAGCTAGGCAATGAACTGCGGCTCTGGTGCGGCGGCCGCACCCGGTTCCGGGGAAACATCGTCACCCGGGAGAAGGCCACCGAGGGGGTGGCTACCACCTTGACGGCCCTGGACCGGGGGCGCTTCCTGGCCAACAACGAGGGATGGTACACCTTCCGGGGCGCGGCCCCCGAGGAGGCCGTACGGGCCCTCTGCGGAGACTTCGGGATTCCGGTGGCCGCCCTGGCGGCCACCGGGACGGCGGTGAGCCGGAAATACCCGGGGGTGGCCCTGGACAAGATTGTGGACGGACTCTACACCCTGGCCGCACGGCAGAATGGGCGGCGCTACCTCTCCCGCTTCAACGGCCTGGGGGAGCTGGAGGTGGTGGAAAAACCAGAGGCCGCCGCCCTGGAGCTTGCGCCGGGGAAGAACCTCCAGAGCCTGCGGGTGACGGAGGACATCTCCAAGCTGAGGAACACGGTGGAGATCTACAGCCAGACAGGCGCGCGGGTGCGCACCGTGTCCGACGCGGAGAGCGCCGCCCTGTACGGGCAGTTCCAGCACATCCTCACCCAGCGGGACGGCGAGGACGCCGGGGCGGAGGCCCAGGCGTACCTGGAGGACAACGGCCTCCAGCAGACCATGACCGTGGAGTGCCTGGGTGACCCGGAGCTGATCTCCGGCAGCGCGGTGCTGCTGCGGGCCAACACCACCGGCGTGACCGGGCTGTGCTGGATTGACAGCGACACCCACACCTGGAAAAACGGGCAGTATTTCTGCCGCCTGTCCCTCAACTTCCGCAGCCTCACCAACGAGGTGGAGGCGGGGCAGGAGGTATAAAAAAGCCGCCCCGGCCGGGGCGGCTTGGGTGAATCTGAGCGGATGCGCAGCTCAGCGGGAGAGTTTGTAGAGCATATACTGATTGAGGCTGACGCCCTCGATCTCCGCCTCCTCCTTCAGGTGCTTGTGGAGGCTGCGGGGAATCCGGAGCACCAGTTTCCCGCTGTACCCCTCCAGCTCCGCCTTGAAGGCGTCCAGGGAGACGGAGCTGCCGTCGTCCATGGCCTCGGCTTCGGCCAGGGCGGCGGCCTCCTCGGCCGTCAGCTCCTCCGGCTCCCGCGCGTTGATCTCGGCAAACCGCTGTTCCAGTTCGGCCGGAGATAGAGATTGATTCATAAGGAACCCTCCTTAATACTTGATATTGGTACGGGTATTGATCTCAATAACGGTGATGACAATTTCACCTTTGACCCATTCAAAGGTTATGCGGTAATGCAGGATCTTATAGCGGTATCGGTTCGCATATCCCTTGAGCGGGACGATATCGCCCTCCAGCCTGGACAGGCTGTCCAGCGCCCGATAGAGCTTTTTACGGGTCGGGGCGTCCACACTGGCCAGGTATTTCTGCGGCTGCTTTTTCAGTTTTAGCTCCATCTCTTTTCCCCCTCATTTGTTTATATAGTATCATATATAATACTATTTGTCAAGAAGAAATCACGCAAGGAGGCATCCATGGACGACGTATATGCGGGGCTGACGGAGCTGCTCCGACCGGCGGAGCGGGGGCAGGCCCCCGGCGGCTGGCTGTTTGGGCAGGTGCAGCAGGCCGGGCAGGGGACGCTGCGGGTGGTATGCGGAGGGCTCACTCTGGACCAGACGGAGCTCCACGTGCCGCCCGGGCTGGACTACGCCTGGACGGAGGACACTGGCGGCGACGAGCTCCTGCGGGCGGGTGACCGGCTGCTGGTGCTGGTGACGGCGGACGGACAGGATTACTACATTCTGCAAAAGGCGGTGTTCTCATGAGGCAGCTCTTTCCCATTTTCCAGACGACTGCTCCAGAGGGGACGGCCCAGGCGCTGCCCCTCTATTGGGACGTAGACATGGACTACGACAAGGGCGTGCCGCGCTTCTCCGGCGGGGAGCCGGTCCTGGCGTCCGGGCTGGAGGCCGTCAAGGGCTGGGCCTGGCGGGCGCTGCACACGGAGCGGTACCGCTGGAGCCCCTTCTCCTGGGACTACGGGTGCGAGCTGGAGAGCCTGGTGGGCCAGCCCTACCGGGCGGACACCCGGCTGAGCGAGGCGGTACGGTATGTGCGGGAGGCGCTGACCGTCTGCCCCTACATCACCGGGGCCGCGGCCGAGGTGGTGGACTTCGACGGCTCCACCCTGCGGATGCGGGTGAGCCTGACCACAGTATACGGGGAGGCGAGCATACATGTATGAGGACAAGACGCCGGAGGCCATCAAGGCGGAGATCCTGGCGGCCATCAAGCAGAGCCAGGGCCTGAGCACCATGGCGGGCGGCTTTGCCGACGGCGTGGCCGGGCCGGTATCCGAGCAGCTCAGCGAGGCGTACCGGACGCTGGAGGGCGTCCCCTCCATGCTGTTCCCCGACGCCTCCAGCGGCGGCTATATCGACCTGGTGGGCGGGCAGTATTACAACATCGTCCGCCGGGAGGGGACAAGGGCCTACTGTGACATTGATTTCAACGGCGCCCCGGGGCTGGTGATCCCCCAGGGCACCGCATTCCTGACGGCCGGAGGGCTGTCCTATGCCCTGATGGCCG